TTTTACCGATGAGGAGGAGGGTGGTGATGTTGTCAGGGCCGTAAGCTTCGGCCATCAACTCTCCTCAAAGTGCCAGTGTCAGCCAGAGCAGAAATACGGCCAGATCGTACACAATGTGATCCAATGAGCAACGTTGTCTCCATCATCGAAAAGGAAGCCTGGGACGCCGCGCGGCTGATTGATACCTGCATCGAGCAAGTGATGCTGGAGGACTTCGGCCTCACGCGCGAGAAAAACACCGGCAACGTCGTCAAATGTATCGCCCAGATCGTGCAGGACGCGATAGACAAGACTCGTGAGCGAAGACCAACCTAGCGGGATCGAGTACTCGGAGAAACAAACCGCTTCGATGGCGCAACGCTTCTCCCGCCTGAAGCCGGTCGTCGAAGGTGACCTCTGCTGTCACTGTCGGCAGGACTGCGACGGGGAAGGCTTCGCCCAGGGGAACGCGACCGCCTACCGGATCAACGGACACCCCCTCTGCGCGCGCCCAGCCTGCTACGACGCCCGAATGATGGAGTTCACCGGCCAGCGCGGAGAGTGTTCCTGTGGGGCAAACGAAAAGCGAAAGATTGGCACTTTCGTCACATAGGGGTAATATCCCCTGCAAAGAGCGGAGGGACAAAACCCCCCAACGTTTCTAAGCAGTAATCGGAAGAGGCCGTTGCAGAGCAAGACCGCAGCCGAGCCCGTAACCCGAATTTTGGAGTTGAGTTGGTCTCCCATTTTTTGTGGTTTGAGGTTCCATCTGCATGTCAGCGTCGGCCTTGCTTTCCAAATCGAACTGGAGCGCGCCTGTCACTGAAGATGAAGTGACGACGCCGCGAGACCCTGCGATCCCGCCAAAGTACACCGACCCTGCAATCCTCTCCATCGTTGTTCAGGATTACGAAGCATCGAGCGCGTGGCTGAATGACCGCCGCTGGCCGCTCAACTGGAACGAAAACGATTTGCTCTACCAGAGCCCTCGCACATTAGCCGTCTTCGAGGGTTCCAGCGTCACAAGGGCAAACGTGTCACGTTTCTCCGTTGCCAAACAGGTGAACTCATTGGCCGCTGCAATCACAGCGGCCATTTTTTCTGACCCCACGCCGTTCGAGATTCGGCCCCGCCCCAGCTCTCACCAAGATTCGGCGCGCGCATGGAAGGAATTGATTAGTGAGCTACTCGACCAGATCGGATTCAAGCAGGAGTGCGGCTACGGCATCGAGAGTATGGTCAACCAGGGTACCGTCATCTTCAAAGGCGGATGGGAGACCGAAACCCGCATGGAGACGCACTATCTCCGTAAAGTGGCTCCCCCGCAGGTTGACATGCCGTTCGGCCAACCCATTACGGTATTCACCGAAGCGAGCGACGAGTTTGAGGCTATCGACCTTGAAGTAACCCGCAACCGCCCCACCTTCGAAAAGTGCGAACTAGGCACCGTCTTCGTCGATCCGACGTGGAGGAGCCCGAATCAAATCTGGAAGGCAAAGTGGATCGTCCACCAACGCTTCCTCAACTACGACGACCTTACCCGCCTCCGCGACAATCCCGCCTACGATATTCCCTCCGACGAAGTTCTCCGCGCCATCTTCATGCCCGATTCGGCCGAGCAGACCGAGAGCATATCGGACACCGAGCGCAGCCTCACCGCAAACACCAGCATCCACCACGCAGCAGAGCGCGACGACACCTACAGTGAAGATCCGTTGCTCAAGCCGATGGAAGTGCTGGAGTGGCACTCAAAGACGGATTGCCGCGTCGTCCTGCAACGCAAGTGCGTCATCCGCAAAGGTGGCCACGGTCTACCGGATAAACCATTCTTCTCCGCGAACTACTGGAACATCGACAATGCAGGCTATGGCCTGGGATGCGGCCGCATAGCGGGAAGCGATCAGAGGGTCGAGCAGGGGATGTTAAACGCAATCCTCGATATTTTGGCCTTTGCCGTTCAGCCAGAGTATGCCGTGGCGCGCGGCGCGAACGTGCCGACACAAGACCAGCGCCGCCGTCTCGGTGGCATCCGCATGGTCGATGGAATCGACGCCAGCAGAGCCATCTCACTCATCCAGCAACCGCAGGTTCCCCCCGACGCATGGCGCGCGATTCAATCGGTCATCGGATCAGGTGAGAGCGCGACCGGCGCGGATCAGGCCACCGTCCAAGGTTCTATTCCAGGTCGCGGGTCGAGCATCGTACGCACTGGCACGGGAGCTGGAGCCGTAGCAGCAGCATCGAGCACACGGCTCCAGTCGCCGGTCGAACGCTTCTGCGATGGCGTGTTGATCCCCTACCTGAAATTCCTGTACGCGATGATTAAAGAGCGGATGCCGATAAGCGAGATCCGCGCCGTCCTCGCAGAGCGCACCGAAGACCTCGTACCCGACTTCCAAGACTTTTTGGAGATGCCGGTCAAGTTCGAAGTGTTGGCAGGCACCAACCTTGCCGCGCGCAACCGCATGGCGCAGTCCCTCCCCTTCCTTCTCGAAATCTTCAGCAATCAGGCTCTCGTCCAGCAGCTCTCCGAGACCGGCTGGAAGGTGAACGTGCGCGAGCTGGCGAACATGGTCATGGAGATGAGCGGCTGGAAGAACATGCGCGACCTCATCGTCCCGATGACGCCCCAGGAAAAGCAGATGATGATGGCGCAAAGCCCCGGCGCGATGCAGGCCCAGGCGAAGCAGGCCGAGATGCAGCAGGAACACCAGAACGACATGGAGATGGAAGACAAAAAGATTTCCGGACGCATGGCCGTCAACGCCGCCGACAACCTGCACAAAGCCGCCATACAAAGCCCCACCGAGCGCGCGCTGAAGTTTGCCGAGCGCGTGGCCAACGAACGAACCCTGGAGCAGACACCATTTTTTGGAGGTAGTTCATGACCGATGTAGGTGCAGTCCGCGACCTAAAGCACGATCCCAACAAGCCGCAGCCCGAACACGATGTGGACGAGAAAGAGAACGAGTCCGAAGAGGACGACGACGAAGCGGCCGAAGAAGAGGAAGACGAATAAATGGAACCGACGATCAGGACGGGCAGAACCTTCGGCGTAACCGCCGAGCTTACGCCCGTCCAGCGTCGGAACCTGCACAACCTCCTGCACTCGGAGATATGGCCCGACCTGTGCGATGTGCTGGAAATGGTTTGTATCGAGACGGAGACGGTGCTCATCAACACCGATCCCGCAGAGAAGGCAAGAGTCCTCGAAAGCCACAAAATGGCAAAGGCAGCTTGGCAAATCTTCGAGCACATGCAACAGCGTGTGCATGAGGAATCGAACCGATTCCTAGCGAGCGTTACAGCAAAGCCGTTCGTGCCGCCGGTAACAGCAGAGGAACTGGAGCAGGACAACCTCTTGAGCCCCATCCTTCCCCTGCCGGCCGATTACGACGGAATTATGTGAGGAGAACGAAATGCAATGGTACTGGCTGAATGACAAGCAACCTGACGAGAACGGCGACTACGAACTTCGCGTCGATACCGACAAGGGCGAGCGACAGTCTAGCTTCAAAGGTAAAACCACCGAAGAAGCATTTGAGAAAATGACGGATGCATATGTCCATCTAACCCTCAAACTCGCAGGCCAGCCCAAGCCCGACCGTTCGGTACGGCAACCGCTCAAGCAGGAGACAAAGAACATCACCCCTGAAGACCGTCTTCGGCTCAGTGAACAAATCACCGACCCTGAAAAAGTCGTCGAGGCCGTGGAAGAAATCGTGACCGCGCGCATGGGAATTACGCCGGAGCGCGTCGGCAGTCATCTTGCCACGATGAGCAAAGAGGAGCAGGACAAATTTTACGCACAGGAGTCAGTAGCGTTTCGCGTTAACACGCCCGACTTCTACCCTGTGCCGCAAAACAGTGACGCGCTTTTCGCCTACCTGAAACAACAGGGATGGGAGTTGACGCGGAACAACCTCGCTATCGCTTACGAGATGCTCAGGGAGCAGGGGCAGTTAGTGTCCTGGCCTTCAGACGAGGAGCGCGAGACCGAACGGAACTTCATCGCAGCGCAGTACAACCCGCCCAACAGCGGAAGACCGAATGGAGCGGCAACAGCTCAACAAGCACCCCCTCCGAATACCCGACCACGACAAACGAGCATATCTACTGGCCTGCGTAACTCCGATGCGTCGGCAACGCCACCAAGACCAGTGAAGCTCGCGCCGAAGTACACACGCGCGGATATCGAGAGAATGGGGAGAGCGGAATACAACGACAAACTGGCGTCAGAGCCGGGATTCCGTGACCTTGTGAATCAGATGTGAGCGCGTGACCTCACCCGCGAGGGGGATAGTCACATGCGTGCCAATACCGTAGCCGCCGAGCGCGGCACGACGTTCTTTCAGAAGTTCATCGTCCCTGTGATCGAGTTCCTTTGCGCCTTTGGCGCATCGGCAATTGCATACACAGGCGCAGTGGGTAAATCCCACGCGTTCGTGCTGGGTGTAGGCGTCTCCCCGGCGAGCAACCTTACAACGAATCTTCCCCAGTCAACGGTCACTCAGTTCGACAAGGTTTTTATCGCGAACCTTAAGGCTGAGACCCCCTGGGTACGCTGCACGTCGCGCCGTATGCTCGACGAAAACAGCGGCAACAAGCTCGTGCTGTTCATGTATCAGAACCTTCCGGCCCCGCCTCTCACCCAGGCACCAGAGGGAACGATCCAGACAGGCTTGACCGTCACCGTCGTTCAAAACACTTCGACAATCGGCAACTATGCCGACTATGCGAACATCTCCAGCTACGCGCTTCAGACCGCTATCGACCCCGCCCTCGAAGCCCTGGGCGAGCAGATGGCCTATCGTTTCGCGCAGGTTATCAATCTCATCATCCAGAACACGGCGGACGGCGCGTCTGTCGTCGATCCGCTTGTCAACATGCCCCTGATCGGTACAAGCATCACGGCGCAGGATATTACCTCTGCTGTGCAATCGCTGACCGCCGTCAATGCCCTGCCCTTCGAAAACGGGCGTTACACCGGCGTCATTCACCCGCTCATCGTTGGCGATCTACTCATCGACACGCAGCCGAACGGCATCACCGATGTTCTGAAGAGAACGGCGGAAGGCCAGGAAAAGCTGCGTGAGCTACCAGCACCAGACGGAGACGCTGTGACCGTGATTGATTGGGGAGGCGCAAGCTTCCACCAGTCCACACTTGTCAAGCAGACCGGCGTTGCTCCCGATATCAAACTGAGAACCTACGTCATCGGGCGCGATGGCGTTATCGGTATCAGTTTTGGGGCAAAGGAAAATACCCAAATTGGCGATGGCGATTGGCGAAACATCCAGGTCTGGGTGCGTCGTCTCACCGAACCCAGCGGCTACGATCCATCGCGCATGATTGGAGGTTTTGCCTCGTACAACGGCATGTACACGGCAACTCTCCCGCCCGACCCTGTGCAGCGCATCCGCTACATCGACGCGGCAACAGCACTGACCTAGAGCTGGAGCTTACGCGACCACCCGGACGCGGACATACAGGGGGTGAAGATGCCCTCTTCCCCCCTGGGCTCCACCAACAAAACGCGAGGAGGCGTTTCATGGCACAGGAAAAATTAAACAAAGAAGCAATCATGAGCGAGCTGGAATCGCTTCAGCTCGAAGAGACGCGCGAGCGCGTGGAGGAGATGCGGCAACGCCGCGCCCAGAAGCGACAGCGCGCCGCCAACCGGCAACGTGACATCGCATCAGCGAATGATTTACAGCACAGACGATTCTTAAATTGCTGGCACAAAAAGGGAGGCAAAGGTCATAACATGCTCCCGCACGGCAACGACGCCAACTATGCCGTTGTAAAACACACCCTCTCCCACGGCCCTGAAATCGTCATCTGCCAACGATGCTCCCACGTGTGGGAACCGCCACCGCTCGAACTTCGCAAGTCCAACCCCGCCGAGTACAGACAGCTCCATGACGCATACCAGTGGGCATTGAACCTGCCCACCGACAACGAACCGAGCGGAACGCAGCTCTTTGTCTTCACCGAAACTGCCGCCTGATTCCGATGCCGAAGGCGAAGGCAATTCCGAAGCGTCGGCCGCAACCGGCAAGGAAGGTGGCGCGCAAAGCCGCGCCATCACGCCTTCACACCACACCGCGCAAGCCACCTCAGAAAGCGAGACCCGCCATGTCCACAACAGCAGCAGCCCCAGCCGAAAAATCAGGCTACAACGCCAACGCCGACACCGAGAACCGCAAGACGAAAAAGGGGGGTGGAGGAGATTACCCGAAGGGCGATATCGAGAAGGGACGCATCGACCCCGAGGAGCAAACACAAGGTCAGGTCGCGGATATCAAAGCCGCGCGCGATCGCCGCGCCTACCTCATCGACCAAGCCGAGAAGAACGAAGCCGCCAACGACGAGTTGAACGCTATCCAGGTCGAGCAGAACAAGCGCGTACAACTCGCGCAGAACCTTCTGCAAGACCCCGACCACATGCGCGACGAGTCGATGGAGACCGCAGTGAACGCGCTCAAGGCGCATGACCCCGAAACGCGGAAGAAGACCGCCGCGGCCGTGGCCAAGCGGAACGAGCAACTCGCCAAGGACAAGGCCAAAGACAAAGAGAAGTAACCGGCAGCGCGTGAGAGGGTATCGTGGGAAATTCAACGATCAAGTTTCAGGCCATCATCGACAAGGTGCAGATGATCGGAGACCTGAATCCTGTGTTCAACAACACGGGAGGCTGGGCAGACGAGCCCGCCGTCACTATCGGCAACGATGTGATGAGCGAGCTTATCAGCGTTCGCTATCCGTGGAAGTGGAATCGTCTGAAGATCCCGCCATTCCCTCTTACGAGCTGGCAGCAGGATTACGTCTCGCGCATACAGACAATCGGCTGGCTGGAGAACGGCCTCCGCATCGACGTGAACAATCCGAACTACCCGCAACCCTCATGGCCTATCTACGCCGTGCGCGACCTCGAGATGAACGACGTTCAAAGCGCGTTCCCCTATCAGTACGCATGGTTCTACAACCGCGACCTTGAGCAGCGTCCGTGGCCAGGGGCGAATACCACCTACATCAATCCCATCGGCACCACCACGCCGCCGTCGAACGCCGCGACAAACATCATGCTCGCAGATGGCTCGATTCTCTTCCTCGTCCAGTACGGCACAACCGGCGACGAGGAGCCAGTAATCCCACCGTGGGCGCCGCCACCGAACGATCCCACGATGGAGGAGCCCGACGACTACCCCATAGGCATCCAGATCGCAGACGGAACCTGCATCTGGGAGGTCGTAGACCCCAACGCGCAAGGCTTCCGCTTCGCACCCAGGCCTCCGCAGGCCGGAAACGTCTGGCTGGTGCGTTTGTTCGCGCAGAACATCGCTCCAACCATCACGAAGATGACGCAGAAGATCGACCCGATTCCCGACGATCAGAGCAAGTGGTTTCTCGATGGCTGCATAGCCTATGCCCACCGCTACAGCACCAACCCTGCCGTGAAAGCACAGTACCCGGCGCGCAAAGCGGAGTGGCTATCAAGCCTCGAATCGCAGGTAAGACAGAACGCGCGCGAAGACGAGAACAAAGGTTTCTTCCCCGACAAGAGCGTGATGAGTCCCAGCTACACCACCGACCCCGGCCCGTTGCCCTACCGCTACGGATGGAGGAGCTGAGATGGCCGCGCCGACCCGCAACATCATGTCTTCCGCGCTGTTCACGATGCCCTATGTCGGCTATCAGCCCCTAGACATATCGAACGGCGAACCGGCTGTAAGCGTTGCGAACATCGTCAAGCAAACCATCCTCGGCCCTCCGTTCAAATGGCCGTGGAACCGCAAATCAATTCACGTCGAGCTAGACCCCGACGCTTCGAGCTGGGGACAGGACTACCTACTCGAAGACGTGACCGACTATGGATTTTTAGAGCAGCTCTGGCTCACCGACGAAAACGGCGTAAAGAAAGAAATCGAGGTTCGCAAGTATCTCGCAGAAGAATCCATCGTGAAGCGCCCAGGATCAGGCGCAATCATCGACGACAACGAAGACGGCATTGTGCTCAGACTCAACACCCAGCCTGATACGGCCTATGTCGTCGATGGCTTCTATCAGGCTGGAGCCGTCGAGATGACCTCACTCGCAAACACATGGTCTCCGATCCCCGACCGGCTGAGCTACATCTACGATTGGGGATTCCTCGCCATGCTCTCGCTACTGGTGAAGGATGCGCGCGCAGGAATCTTCATGGGCAAGTTCACCAGCCACCTGCTAGGTGAGCAGGACGGATTGACCGCGCTCCAGCGGAACATCTTCATTGGCAACTGGCTCGACCTTCTGACCCAGCAGGGACGCGAGACCGTGAGCGTGCAGCAGGGCGCGCAGGCGAGGGGAAACTCGTGAGCCGCTTTGCTACAATAAAAAGACTCCCCCGCCTGCTAGCACAGACGGAGGAGGTTAACAAGCGTTATTTGAACAAAGATGCGATCCATTCAAGGATGGCATCCAATGTCAGAGCGAAATCTACTCGCGCTGACAGCCTGATAAAACACTTCTTCAACAGGCTTCTCCTTTCTTACATGGAGTCAGGGACTAACCCACAACGGTTAGCCCCTGTCTCTGCTGCCTGCAAAGGCAACATGCAGCCCATAAGAAAGGTGTCACCAGTCTACATGGAGGCGGCACATGCCTAACCTCCTGCAACAGTCAGGCGCGATTGGTGAACCGTCGAGCTATGCGCCGATCCACACGAATCGAATCTTCACCGGCCTGTGGACGAATCGCAGCCTGCTACGCGATGCCGCGACGAGCGAGTATCTGGAGCGGAGCGGGATGGGACGCCAGGACTCGATTCTGGGCGGATACAACTCCGAGATATCGACGCGGCTCACACTCAAGAGAAGGTATGGCAACAGCGCACTAGGAGCCGCGTACACCACGCCCCGGCGCTTCTACTCGTTCAACACCTTTTCGCTCACCGACGAAGTGATTCACGTCATGGTCGATGAGCCAGGAGCCGTCTATGACAGCGTTAACGGCACTCAGAAGAATCTCGTCTGGACGAAATCGGCCGCTGCTGTAACTGCGAACGTCGGCACATTCTTTCTCGGTGTCGGCAAT